CCGCCATAGGTGGGGGAGCGCCAGCGGCGGGGGCGGCAGACCATCGGCATGTTGAGCGGGGCGAGCAGTTCGCACCGGGCGTGCTGCTTGTCGAACCACTCCTGCAGCGTCTCAGTGGTGCGAACCTGCAGGACGTAGCCCTTGGCGCGCTTGACCTTCTCGATCACGAAGAAGCCGGTCGCCTCTTGCGCCATCTCGATGCACTTGGTGCCGACCGTGGCCTTCTCCGCGTCGCTCATGGTGATCGCCACGCCCTCGGCCACGAACAGCTTCTTGACGGCGGCGGCGCGCTGGCGGCTGTACCCGCGCTGCTCCTGCTTCTTGAGGTAGCCCTTGTAGCCCTTGCGGTTCATCTCGCGGAACGCATTGAACTCGAGGTTCTCGATGATCGCGTTCGCCACCTTGATCGCCACCGTCTGCAGCAGCGAGCCAGCCATCGCGCAGTTCACGAGGACGCGCAGAGTCAGGTAGGCGGCCTCTGCGGGGTCCGAGAGGAGCAGCAGGGGGTAGGCGTTGTGGTGGCGGCCTGCCTTCTGCTGGCCGATCTTCTCAAGGAAGGCGTTGATCTCGTCCACAGTGGGCTGGACGGCGAGCTTGAGCAGCTGACGGCCCGGCGGGAGGTTGGCCTCCTCGTCGATGCTTCCGGCCTCGGTCTTCCAAGGGAGGGCACGGGCACGGTAGCGCGAGGCGCCGAGGTCGCGGGCGTCGTCCTCCAGCTCGAGCTGGCGGCGAACTTGGGAGCGGAAATCGTAGGGCATGCGTGATCCTTCCGGTCAGGGATGAGGGCCGGCAGAACGCCAGCCTTGGATGGGGCAAATGGTGGGGAGCCTATGGTACGGCATAATTGCCGCGCGCCCCCTACCGTTGGCACGATGGTCTGTCAAACGGAACTATCGTGCCAGATCGTGCCGATTTAGGGGTGTGCCATCGCGCCAGCTTGGCACGATGCAGAAAGGGCTAAAAAATGGCGGAAATGCGCCGTTTCTGACGCACCTCCGCTACCAGCACTTTGGCAGATTTCCGCCATTTATTGCAGAGCCACCGTGCCAAGCTCGGCACGGTTCCCCCGGCTAACGGAATGGCTCCGTTTGGCGGAGTTTCCGGGATTTTCCTCCGTATTCCCATCAGATGCGGGACTTGAAAGGATCGCCACGCCTTGCAGCAGGGCCTGGGCGGAGAGGTGCGTGTACCTCTTCGAGGTGATCGACACGTCCGAGTGACCAGCCCACCACGACAGGCGCTGCAGTTCCATCCCGCCGAGGGCGAGCCGGGTGATGCAGGTATGGCGCAGCGTGTGCAGGCTGACGTCGTCGATGTTGTGGCCGAGCGCCCGCACATCGTCCCGCAGGTTGTCCCACATATAGATCAGGCGGGAGTGCAGCTTCGGGAACCACAGCCCGTCCACGGCCTGCCGGTTCAACTCGTCGAACAGCGCGGACGCCGCAGGGGTCGCAGGGACCAAGCGGGGCTTCTCGCTCTTCGTCAGGTACTCGGGGAGCAGCAGCGCCGGCCGCAGCACCCCATCGCTGTCCCTGATCTCGATCACGCTGGCGGGGCCGAGCAGCAGCCCTTCGCCCCGGCGAAAGCCGGTCTCGATCAGGATGCGGACGAACATCTGGAAGCGCCGCCAAGGCCGGTTGGGGTCGGTGCGCTGCCGTGCGTCCATCGCCTTGAACATCGCCTCTTCCTCGGCAGGCTGCAGGACGCGGTTCTTGTTGTTCCGCACCTTGATCTCCGGCATGCGCGGCTTGGCCGCCAGCAACGGGCGCCCATCCTCGTCCTCGTAGAGTTCGACCGCCGAACGCAGGGCCTTCGACAGCGCGTCCATCTTGCGCTTCACGGTGCCGGGCTTGTTCCCCTCCGCGAGCAGCTGGTCGGCCAGATCGCGCAGGCGCTGCCGGGTCATGTCGGTGACCAGCTCGTCGCCCACCAGTTCGATCAGGATTTTGACGTTGGAGCGAACGGTCTTCTGCGCCCGCGCCTTGCCCCACACCTCGTCGTCCATCTCGCAGCGGTCGAGCAGCTGCTTCATCGTGTAGCCTGACGGAGCCTTCCGTCTAACGGAAGCGGGGCCGTCAGTGTCGCGCCCCTTGGGGGCCACAACCGCTCCCCGAGAGAAGTGCTTCGGGTGGACCCCGATCTCCCACTCCTTGCGCTGCTTCTCGGCCTCCGCCCGGTCGCGGGTGTCGCAGCTGACGCGCTGGCGCTTGGGCTTGCCATCTTCGCCCGGCACCGTCACGTCGAGGTAGAAGATGCCGTTCGCCTTGGTTCCGATCTTCGCCATCGGATTATCCTTTCAGTGCTTTATGCAGCGCCTTCATGACCTTGCGGCCTTCCGGCGTGAGCTTGATGAACTTCTGCCGGTTGTCAGCCGGGTTCAGGTCCGAGGTGAGCCACCCCAGGCCCTTCGGGAAGGCCCGCGATGGCTCCATCAGGATGCGGTAGGTGGTGTGCAGGCTGCGGTTCAGGCGGTCCCCGACCATCTCCTTGATGTCGCCAAACGTGGCGGGGCGGCCAGCGAGGTCCGAAGTCGCAGCGAGCATGAAGAAGATCAGCTGCGAAGCGGTCATGCGCTCGAGCCACCCGACCCGGCCGACAACCTCGAAGTCGCCAGGCGCGAACTCCTGCGTCCCGCAGCCCTGCAGACGGGCCATCCCGTTCCGCATGATCTGGCTCACGACCATCCTGCGAGTGCCGTAGGCGGCGAGGTGGGGCTTGGGATCGACGAGATCGCCCAAGGCCAGCGGCAGGCTCTGCGTGGTGACGCGGGTGAGGAACTCGGTCTCGGCGTCGGGGTAGAAATCGGGGTTCTTCATGGTCATGCTTCCTTCTGCTTACATGGTTGACAGGTGAGGCTTGCGAAGTTCGCGGTGGGTGCCCCGCAGGACTTGCAGGGCGGGAGCGGCTTGCTGACGCGCCACCCGCCGAGCAGGCCGTGGATGGCCTTCGCTTCGCGCTTGCTGATGGGCTGGCGGGAGGCGGCGATTGCCGCATCGACCGCGTCGGGGTTGTAGCGGCTCACTTGCTCGGCTCCCCGGTCAGGTGTTCGTGGCCGACCCATTCGATGCCGACGCGGTAGCAGGGCCATCCGTGGCCGGTTGCTACCGCTTCGACGACGCCCTTGACGCGCCGGGTGCGGATGCGGTCGCCGACGGTGGCGAATGGGATCGGATGCGGACGGCAGTGGCTCATGCTTCAAGCTCCTTGAGGACACCCGCCAGCGCCCCAAGGAGCGCCGGGAGGCCGTGAGTGGTGATCTGGGCGACAGGCGCTACCGGCCCGCCGATGTGGATGGAGAACAGGGCCGTGATGATGGCCCCGGCGAGCAGCCCGACAACGAGACCGGGCAGCGCCATGCAGAAGGTGCGGAGGATCATTGCCCTGCCCCCTTCGTGGCCGTAATCTCCTGCGACAGGCGGATGACCTTGCGGGCCGCCCAATGCTTCGCGGCAGGGGCTACGGCATGCTGATCGGCCACGATCCCGTCTCGCAGGGTGACGCAATGGCCGCCGACGGTGAGCAGGTAGGTGACGCCGGGCTTGGCATGGCGCCGGGCGAAGGTGGCGACTGTGCAGCGTTCAACGTACCGGCCACCCGCCACGGCGTGACAGGTGCCCCGGATCATCCGAGCAGGGACGTGGAAGCGTTCGACGTAGGAGGCGCCAAGGGCCTTGAGGGCGCGGCTTCGGTCAGCGTCGTAGGTGCGGCCCCTCCAGCTGGCGCCGTAGCTCGCTTGGGCCTTGATGGTGCCCCATGCGTCCTCGAAGGATACGCCAGCGGCGATGGCGACGGCCAGCACTCCACAGTGCGGCTCTTTTCGCGGGGCATAGCCCGCCGGGTAGCGGATGCTCACTGGCCGTTCTCCCCGTAGACCGCCGCATAGACGCCGTTGCAGGTCTCGTTGTCGGCATGGTCAGCGATCAGTTCGCTGCCGTCCTCCGCGTTGCCCCAGACCAGCAGGAAGGAGCCAAGACGGCGACCATCGACCGTGTGGACGTACAGGCTGTCCTCGCCGGTCGTGCAGAGCGCGTCGAGGATCGTGGAGCGGATCACCTCGCGCTTGACCGTCGTCTCGGTCCCGTCGTGGACGCTGATTTCGTAGCCATGCGCCAGCAGTTGCGTGACGAGCTTTCGGGCGACTTGGCGCTCCCCAACGGTGGCGAAGCGCATGAAGCTGGACTGCCCGGTGAAAGCGCGCTGTGGGTCGGTCATGGTCATTGTGGGTTCCTTTCGTCGAGTTTCTGGCTTGTGGAAGTTCAGGCGACGTGGCGCTTGCCGCCGCCGTGTGCTGCGATCTGGACGGAGACGCGAGCCTTGCCCGAGGTGCCCATGCAGGCCCGGCAGGAGAAGCAATCGGTGACCTTGCCCTTCTCTTCGGATGCCGGGCAGACCGTCTCGCGGCCCTTGATGTTGGCGAAGGGTTCCGAGGTGACGCGGAAGGTGCGGTAGCCCTTGGCGTGTGCCGCATCCATGTCTTCAACGCTGTCGGCGCTGGCCATCACCAGTTCCGCCCAATGGGCAGGCACATCGCGCCACTGGTGGGTGTACCCTGTCCAGCCCTTGGCGTCCCGCAAGGCGACCTTCCAGAGCGCATAGGGTGCAGCTGCAGGATCGCCGTAGGTGCCGAGCCGCACCATCTTGCCAGCGAAGATCAGGGACGCCTCAAAGGCGTTCGCCTTCGGATAGATGCCGCGCTTGTAGCTGGCATAGACCGAACGCGGCCCATGGATCAGGGTGACGTAGCAAGAGCGTCCCGCCCCTGTCCCGTCTCCACGATGCGGGCAGGTGCCACAGATAGAGGCATCCTCCCCCGTCTTGACCGCGTCAATCGGGCTGACATCAGACCGGATGATGTAGGTTTGCACCATCGCTCCCGTCTTGGCGTTGGCGCTCTTGTTGCGGATGCCGGTGGCGATGACCACGATAGGCTTGCCGTCCAGCTTGCTCGGGCCTTCATACAGGATGACGCCGTTCGCCTTGGCGAGGTTAGCAGAGAGGGTGAGTTCGCCGGTTGCGGTGGGATTGAACATGAGAATGGCTCCTATCGAATATCTGGCTTGTGGAACTGTTAGGCGAAAGCGTACTCGGCGGCAATCAGCCGCTCGGCAGCGTTGAAGGCGTCGGCATCGCCACGGCACATGGCTTCGTCACGGCAGGTGTAGAGGATCGCAAGGTAGTCCATGAGGTTCTCCTGTAGGTCGGTTGCCACGTTCCCCTGTCTTGCGTTGAGGGAGCGAAGGAACCGGCGGGCATTGTGCCCGCTATGCCGCCCGGTTGGCCGGGTCGGCAGGTTCGGTTCGCGGGGACGCTTGTGGTCCCCCGGCGACCCCCCTCTATGGGAGCCGCGTCACCCTGCTACCGGGCGGCAGTCTCGTCTGGACCGCCCGTCACATAGGCCCGCTTCCAATCACAGGTTCGGCTCAGTGGCCCGGTCTAGCGGAGACCGTGGGGAGCGTTTGGGGAGCCTCTCGGCGGCCCGTCGTTCCCTCGTTGTTGAACCCCTTCTAGCGGCGGCCGATCGTGCTGTAAACAAGAAAATGAGGCTTCCAGAACTATTTTTACAGGAATGGCGGTTTTCTGCGGGTTTCAGGGCCGAAAAAAATGCAGGGCGGGGTCTGAAAGGGCGCTGCCAGGGCGATAAATGACAGGCCACAGCGCGCCGGATCGGCCCCGCGTCGGCAGGCCCCGGCAGGCATCGGCAGGCGCCGGCAGGGCAGGCCCCATAGGAGCCCGTAGGAGCCCCACAGGGCGCGGAGAGGCTGGCAGGGCACCACAGGCCCCGGCAGGCCCCGCTAGGCCACCACAGGGCACCACAGGGCACCAGACACCGGCAGGGCGCGGCAGGGCACCACAGGGCACGGTAGGACACCACAGGGCACGGTAGGGCACCACAGGGCGCGATAGGTGGCCCGCAGGTGCCAGCACGAAAAAAGCAGGGCCGCGCGGACCCGAACGAATACCCATGGCAGGCCCCTAGCGCCACCACAGGGCACCAGCTGGCCCCCACAGGGCGCACGATCTGGCACGATCCCCTCGGCAGTGGGACTGAAACGGCAGTTTCCCTAGGTGCCGCCCTTCAACGTGCCGCCTATCGTGCCATAGGGGCATGGCCCTAGGCCTTCGGAAGGGGAGCGGAAGGGCCGCCACAGGGCCGGTGGGCAGGCCCCACCCCATGGGGGGAGACCCGTGCCTGTCATGAGCGTTATGCCGCTTCGGATTTTTGCAGCAAAACCAACGGCTTTCAATTAGTCAGTACCCTTGGGGGTGGGGATAATGGAAGGATACCTATAGGTACCCCACAGGAACCCTCCGGTGATCCTTCGGAGATCGAGGAGGTGAGGGTAGGGGGAGGAGGGGGAAGAGGCCCCACAGGAGCCCCAGGGAGGCCCACAGGAGCCCTTGGGGAGCCGGGAGGGTACTACCCCGCCCAGCCCCCTCTCTAGGCCTTCTCAGGCCGTCAGGTAGAGCGCAGCTTCACGAGCCCGTCGGGTGACCAGCCCACGCAGCACCACGCGCTTGCCCCGCACCGTGCCCTTGTTCCAGAGCTTGATGCCGGCCGCAGCGCCCTGGTGGTCACCAGCAAGGTGCCGGCGGAGGGCGGTGGAGCGGACGAAGGCGGAGATGCCGATGTTGAAGGCGAGGCTGACGAACGCAGCGAACTGGTTGTCGGTGGCGTTGGGAGCAGCCCGGGCCACAGCGGCCTCGAAGCGGCTCAGGTCTTTCCGCAGGAGGCTCTCGGCCTCGGCGCGGGTGATGACCATGCCCGGCTTGACGTGGCTTCCGGTGGACCCGTAGCCGATGGTCAGGTGCCCCGTGGGGCAGATGTAGGCCTGCAGCTCCAGGCCCTCGCAGTCCTTGATGATCGTCAGGCCTGCGGTGTTGATCTGGCGGGGGATGGTCGGTCCTTTCGTGATGTTAACGGAACCTTCGGCGACCCGAGGGGCGCCCTACGGCTCGGCGGGCGGCGATGCCCGAGGGGGGTCGGGTCCACTTGAACCCGGCGTTGGCGAAGAGCAGACGCTCGTATTCCTCGGCGGCCTTCCGCTCGCGGTCGCTCTGCGCCTTCTTCGCGTCGGCGTTGAGGTACTCGGCCCAGTGCTTGACACCCATCGCCAGCACGTCGGCCATGTCGTCGTGCTTGAGGGCGCCCTTGGCGTCCTGCATGTGGGTGAGCTGGAAGAGCCCTCGGTGGGCCACAGGGGCCATGAGGTCCGCTCGGCAGACGTTGGTGTCGATAACCAGGCGGTGCTGCCGCATGACCGGCTCCAGGGCCGCGATGATCCGCTGCTCCTTGTTGCCGACGGCGCGGATGCCCTCGATCCGGCAGGGGCGCAGGGCGTTGACGTGCGTCTCGAGCAGCTTGCCGAACATGCCGTCACCGAAGTTGTCCTCGGGGACGATCAGGTTCACCTCATGCTCCGCGCTGATCTGCGCGAGGCGGGCGAGGGTCTCAGGGCCGTAGCCGTCCTGAAAGCCGCCCCAGGCGGTCACGAAGATGTAGCCGGCGAGGAACTTGGTGACGCAGTAGGTCGTGCGGTCACGTCCACGGCCCGAGGGGTCGATGAACATGGCAGACCCGGTGAACGCCAGGAACTCCTGCGAGGCCTTCATGGGCCGGTAGAGGCGGTCGCCGTCGAACCCGACGTTCTCGATGTCCTTGATCGCCAGCTCGGGCGCCGAGGACCACACAAGGTAGCTGGGGGCCATCTTGCGGTCGACGTCCATGACGATCAGGTCGCGGGTCTTGAGCGGGTAGCGCTCGGCGTCCGACAGGGTCGTGTCGAGCTGGTACTGCAGCAGGAAGCCGGCTTGCCGGTACTCCGTCTCGCGCTCGAGCAAGTCCATGTCGTCGAAGCGGTCAGGGTCGGTCGGGGCGCCTCCGATCATCGAAGCCATCGGCTTCATCAGGTCGGGGTTGGCCTCGAGGTCGGCCATGAGCATCGGCGCGATGAAGCCCCGGTAGTTCGCCAGCTTGTCGGCCGTCGGGTACCTTGCGGGCCAGATGCGGACCTCGTAGCCCTTGTCGGGCAGCTGCCGGTAGATCGACTGTTCGGACTGCGGAGTGCCGAGGTAGACGATCTCGCCGTCAGGCTTGAGGATCGCGGCGTACTCCTTGGTCTTCGCCTCGAGCTTCTCGCGCATCGTCTCGGTTTCCGAGTTCTTCGGTACCTCGACGTCGTCCGAGATGACCAGATCGGCGCGAGAGCCGGTCAGCTGGCCGGTGATGCCCACGGCTTTCACCGAGGGGGACTTGTCGGCCTTGGCCGGTCCCACGTCGAAGATCAGGGCGGAGGACCGCTGGCCGGGCCGGGCGCGCAGCTCGGGCCACAGCTCGTCGCCGGCCTCGTGGTCGATGATCTGCTTGATGAAGCTCGCGATCTCGGTCGCGAAGGCCTCGTTGGCCGACACGATCATGATCTTGAGGTCGGGGTTGTTCCAGAGGCGCCACACGACGTAGGCCGCCGTGAGGAAGGTCTTGCCGACCCCACGGAACGCCTGGATGAACCGGCGGCGCCCACCGCCGACTAGGAAACGGGCTATGTCTAGCTGTACGCGGGTGGGCTGCGGCAAGAGCAGCAGCCGGGTCCAGACGTACCAGAGGAACTTGAGAAAGCTCCCCCGAAGTTGTTCTTGGGCGTTCAGGGGGTGTCCTTGGGGAAGTGTGGGAGCCCTGGGGAGGGCTCCCACGGGGGCTGCGCTTACCGCTCGTCGAGCGGCATGTAGCTCTTCAGAGCGCGCAGCCGGGGGCTGGAGTTCTGGTTCAGGTTCTCGTAGAGGCCCCAGCTGCCGTACTCGCTGGGAGCGGAGAACAGCTGGTAGTTGGTGAACAGCTTGCCACCCGCCGCGCGGAAGTTGCGGACGTTCGCTTCCTCGATCTTGCCCATCTCGCTGTAGCGGGGGAGGTCGTTCAGGAAGGCGGTGAAGGCGGCGTCCCCGGACCTGTCCCCGCTGACCTCATGGTACCCGGCCTCATAGGTGACGTATTCCAGGCCGTACTGGGTTGCCTTGTCTCCGAAGTATTTGTGCCTGTCGGCGTTGTAGCTGTTGAAGTCTTCCCACAGGAGATCAAACGCCTTGGTCACGCCGCCGTCTGGTTCCGTCTGCCACCAACGCTTGACCGTGTCGTAGTAGTTCTTGGCCATGCTCGCGTAGAAGTACGGGGCGACGGCCAGCTCATCGATGAAGTCGGCGGCGCGGATGGTGTTACCGTTCGCGTCCTTCCAGTCGGGCGTGGTCAGCAGGAGCGTCTCGCCGCCCGCGCTGCCCCACTGTGTGCCCGCAACGATACGGATGCGCTCAGGCGCAGCGGAGAACAGGGGGCGGATGATCTGGCTCATCTGCGCCGTCCGCATCCCGAGCCATTCCATGTGGCGCCAGTTGATGCCCCACAGGGCGAGGGCCTTCCGCCGAGCGTAGCTCTTCTGCATGAACCCGTCGTTCCACACCTCGTTCGACAGCTCGATCCGAGCCACGAGGTGTGGGTTCAGGTTGTCCCTGACGTACTCGCCAAACTTCAGCATGTAATCGTCGCTGGCGTGGATCGGCAGGCAGAACCACGGGTTTACGTTGAGCCGATTGCACATGTCCACGAGGAACTCGACCGGCACCCCGTAGTACGCCCAGAGCAGGCTGTCGGGCTTGTTCGGGCGATCCGCCCACTCCAGCTCTGGCAGGGTGTCGAAAGCGGTGTAGCTGCCGACATTCTTGCCGGTGCGCGGGTCGTAGGTGGCGTTGGCCTGCATGTAATCCATGAACCGCAGGACGGTGAAGCCCCTGACCCTCTCGAATACAGGGGGGTTCAAGATCACGTTGCCGTCCAGCCACGATTGGTACAGGTCGGCGCGGACGCAGTGGAAGTTCCGCAGGTAGTTTCCTGTCCCGTTCGGGTCGGTCGCGCTGATCCTGAGCTGGACGATACCCCCCGACCCGGTGCGGAACGTCATGCGCCCCGGCACATGGTCGAGGACGGTGACCCCGTGCTGGAAGGCGAACGTGCCTTCGCCCTCGTAGGTGAAGACGTACTCGGTGTTCGGGGGCATCGCCGGGCCGGCGTTGTAAAGGAAGTTCACAACCACCGTCACGCCACTCGGCAGGGACGTGGGGTACTTGTTCGCGTTGTAGGGGACGGCGACCGTGGTGTTGCTCGGTACCCAAATCTCGGCGTTCCTCGTGATGTCGAGGAGGGGCGCCGAGTCGCTGTAATACACCAGGGTTCCCATGTTGGTGCCGATCTGGGGAGCCCCGGCGCTGTTGTCGGGGATCGCTGTTGCCAGCGTCCCCTTCGTCTTGGTGATAGTCGGCATTCAGTCCTTACCCTTCTACGGTAAATTGAAGAACGGTTCCGGCAGTCTGCCCATCGCGGGTCACTGCAACGCGCAGCTGGTAAGACCCCGGCGCAAGAGCCGTCGTAGTGTAGTAGTACGGCATCGCGGTGATAGGGTCCGAGGCTGTCGCGGTACCAGTGAAGTCGCTGTCGGAACTGAGGGTGACCTCGATGTCGTCGCCAGCTTCCCAATCGGTGACGTCAATGGCGAACGTCTGCTTCGGATTGCTCGGCAGAGATCGGCGCGTCACTCTAGGTGCCATGACCAGCGAGGTGCTGGAGTAGGTGGTCGTGACGGGTGCGAGGTCCGGCGTCCTGTTGCCCCACACATAGGTGAAGTTGCGGAAGTCGGCGTACTCGCCTGCCACGGCTCCATTCACGCGGGCCATGATCCAATGCTCGCCCTGGAGCGCCACGAAGGAGCCCTGCACCGGGCCTGCCACGTTCTGGGCAAGAAGCTGCCACTGCGCGGGGTCTTCCAGATTGGCCTGCTGGGCCACCCACAGGGAGTAGCCGCCCCCTGCAGAGAGCGCAGGGACGTCGACTGCTACGGTGAACTCGTAGCCAGCGACCAGACCGACCATCTTGGCGGCGGCCTGCGGCATCGTCGAACCGCTCCGCGCCGCAAGGCGCAGGGTGCCATCCGTAAGCGTACCGGCCGCAGGGTCCGAGACCCGCTGGGCCGATGCGTCCAGCGACGTCGTCGACCACTGATCGAACGGGATCGCGACCGGCAGAGCTTCCAGAACGGGGCCGATCTTCGCGCTCTCCCTGACGATTTCCGTACCATCAGCCTTGATGTGGACAGGGGCGCAGGAGACGAGGCCACCCTGGTGCTCAGGCGAGATCGTGAACGCGGACATGCTGCCGCCGATCCGCACACCGTCGACGAACCACCTGTACCCCTTGGTGCCCGTGCTCGGGCTGGTGGTGCCCTTGGTGACGGTCAGCGTCATGCCAACGCGAGGCTCGGTGGCGCCGGCCGGGAGATTGACCACCGGGTCGCTCGTCCAGACGTAGCCAGAGGCGTCGGGCGCGGATGCCAGCACCGCCTTCGGGAGATCGAAGTCCACATACTCGCCGGCCGTGTAGGTCTCGGCGTTGTAGTAAACGGAGTGCGTGGTGGCCGTGGCCGTGAACTGGCCCGTGATCGTGCCGGTGAACGTCACATAGGTCTGCTCGAAGAGGGCTGCGGCGGTCGGGTCCGAGGGCGTCCCTACGCGGACGGAGAAGCCGCTGGACGCGTTCATTGAGGGCACCTTCGCGGAGAAGTTGTAGACTGCCCCGACTGTGAGGCCCGTGAGTTCCGTCACCGCTTCCGGCCAGTATTTGTCGGCGGTGGCCGTGAGGCGCAGCCACCCGTTCTCCAGCTGCATCACCGACGGGTCCGCACTGCGGATGTAGTCGGGGGCAGAGCTGTAGCTGTAGGACGTCACGCCATCGAGGCTGGTGAGGGGTCCACCCTCGGCCACGTTGTTGATTTCGATGCTGACCGACTGCGGCGCGCTGGCGTTTCCGGCCGCGTCCGTCGCGACGAAGGCGAAGACGTAGGAGGCCTGGGTCTCGAAGTCGGTGGCAGCGAGGCTCCACGCCCCGGTGGTCGCGTTCAGCGACACAGCACTGGCGTCGGTGCCGCTCACTCCCCAGGTGACAGCCTCGTTCGCGGTCAGAGTTCCACCAACGGCGACCGCTTCGTCGTAGCTCCCCGAGGGGTTGGCGCTGGTGATCGAAGGGGCGGCGGTGTCGGACACAGGAGCCGCCTGCACGGGGCCTACCAGCGCCGACTGCTTGAGGTTGGGGATGTCGGTTCCGGTGGCAGGGTCGGTGCGGAGCGGCATCGCAGCGATGGTCTTGCCGACGTCGGCACTGCGGACGGTGAAGGTGACGCTGTTCAGCCCGATGTTCACGCCACCCACGAACCACCTGTAGCCGCGAATGCCGGTGGAGGGGCTGGTCAGCCCAGGGTTGATCCTGAGCACCGTGCCGGGGTAAATGGCAGCCCCACCACCGTCGATAGTGACGGACGGATCGACGGTCCAAGTAAACGCGGTCGGGGTGGGAGTTGGGGCCGGCGCGGGGGCCGGCGTGGGGGCGGGGGTCGGGATTGGCGGGATCAGCTTCGCGTTCCGCAGGGCGGTGTAGAAAGTCGACTTATCTGCCGGGAAGGTCACGCCAGCGAGCGCGGAGTTCAACTCAGCTTCGGTGAGAACCCTAGAAAGTACCGAGGCAACCGTGATGCGGCCTTTGAAGAGACTGCCCACGGTCTTACTGCTCGCCAACCCAGAGGGCTACTGTGCCGGCACCCGAGGTGATCTCGAGGCGAACGTAGGGCACCCAGGAAATGCTTTCGAGGAAGGCAGCAGCGGATGGCTCCTTGACCTCGATCCACGGGGCCTCGGGGGAAACACGGCCGAGGACGCGGAAGACGGTACCGTCGGTCTGCGCCTGCACGGGAAGCAAGCCGACGCCGTTGGTGTCGCGCACGGTCCCCTCGGCGGAGCCACCGGCCCCGCTCGCGGTGAGCTTAATCATGTGGTTGGGTGTCCTTTAGTGAGAGAGCCGAACGGCCTCTTCTTCGAGGTCCAGATCGGCCAGGGTCGCGGCCAGATTGCTGACCGGCTTGTTGCCCAGCGGGGCGGTGATCGAGTTGTCCTTCAAGAACTTCAAGGCCTTGTCGATCAGCTGGGGGTTGATGGGCTGGCGCTGGTCAGGCTGCTCGTGGTTCGCCAGCTCAATCGCCCGCTCCAGCTCCTCGCGTAGCCCCTGGGCCACAAGGCCGTGGAGCATATCGAGGAGGTCGGAGGTCGCCCGGCTCACAGGCCGAGCTTCCGCTTCACGGCGGCCCACACGTCACGCGGGGCTTCCTGCGCGACCTCGCCAAGGCTCACGCGGAGCTTCTTGACGACTTCGAAGGCGCCGATCCCGGCGACGAACCCGACGCTGCTCTTCGCAATGTCAGTGGCGCCGAGGAGCGCGTGGGCCAGCTCGCCAGCGTAGTAGCTGACGACGATGCCCACGGTGAGCTGGATGAACCGCTGCAGCCAGGGCATCGAGCCCTGCACTGCGACGGCGACGGCTGCGCCGAGCGCGCCGGGGACGAGCCCTTTCAGGAACTCGGTGATCGCCGGCAGATGCACGGCGAGGTCTTCGCGGGTCATGAGGTGGTTTCCTGGGGAGCCTCGAGCGCGGCCACACGGGCCGTCAGGGTCTCGATCAGCTCCTGCTGTTGTTGGATCGCTCGGACGAGCGTGGGGATCATGTCGGACATGCGGATGGACAGCTTGGAGCCGGGAGGTAGTCCGCCGGGGGCTGTCGGGCCTTGGAGGGGCTGGTAGTCGTACTCTTCGATCAACTCAGGGAGGACCGCCTGGACCTCCTGCGCCACGAAGCCCGACACGTCCGCCTT